ACACCAGGAAGTAAACTTAAAGTACCTGAAGGCTTAACAGTAGTTAATTTGATAGAAGGATTTAAATCTTTCAATTCAGAATATCTATTATCAAAGTCTCTTAAGTATTCGTATCCTTCGCTCATCCATGAATTTTGTTCTTCACTTGCTTGTAGAATACCAGTTAAACCAATACCCATTCTCATATTTTTATGAACAATCTTTTCTGTCTCAGGATGATGTGAAGGCAATGTCAAAGAGTGCTTATTAATACGATACAACAATTCAAGAATATCTAGGAATTCTTCTTTTGATTCTACGTTAGGCAAAAATACTTCTGATAAGCAACAAGTCTCATAAGGAGCTAAACTTTGTTCTGCACATGGATTATAGCCCATTACCTCTGGATCAGGATATTGTTCTTCACCAAGTCTTCCAACCTTACGTGACAAACGCATATTGATTAATCCATAAGGCTCGCCTTTACCATCATAGCCGTCCCAGAAATACTCATGTAAGTCTCTCATGTCATCACAGGCTACGCTATTATTTGACATTGCTCGCCACGGAGGAATACTACCCATATCCCAACGTTTAGCTAACAAGAATTCTACGTCATCAGGATCACCAATAGCAATTTGTGCAGATCGTCTAACATTACCTGCAACAATAATATGACCAATAATGTTCATAATATCTAATGCATCAATTGGTCTGATTTTCTTTCCTCTACGATTATAAAGAATTGAGGCAATTTTATTGATACCCCAAACAAGATCTTCTGGTCCTGAAGCTACACCACCAAAGCCTTTAATTGGCGTGCCTTTGCCACGAATCGCTTGAGTAGAATAAGTAAAAGTACCTTTAGATTTTGTCTCACTAAGGAACGCTGATTTTAAAGTTTTACCAAGAAATCTTACCCAACCTTCTCTTGAGTCTGGAATAAGAAAGTCAGCACCACCATTATCTTCACGAGTAGGTGGAGTAAACCAATCTCTAACAATAGGCAATTTATCTACGTGTTGTCGTTGTATATTATAACCAACACCACAGCCTAAGGCTAACATATCCATTGTCCAACAAAACGGACGAATAGGGCTGTCAACTAAAGTAAATGCACAATTTTGTAACGAAGCAAGACCTAGCTTATCTACTGTACCAGTTCCTAACTGCCATAAGAATCTTCCTGCAACAGAACATTTTAACTTTAAAATGTACTCACGCATTCTGTCTTCTTCATCCTCAGTAAAGCCAACATCAAGTTGTTCTCTTGCAGCTGTCAATACACGTTCTACAGTATCTTTAAACTCTTCTGTTTGTGTACTTCCTTCCATTGGTCTTGAATAGGTTCTTTTGTAAGTCAAATAACCTACTGTTGACCATGGTGTTATAATTTCGCTCATTATTTTCCTTTTACTTGAGATTAAATTGATACAAAGTCCTCATTAACATCTTCAGTTAATCCAATTAATCTTCCAGTTTCATAGTTGTAGCATGCACCTCTAACTACACCAGTCAAACCAGAATATCTAGATTTTAGAATTCTCATCTTAATACTATTTCTTTCTTTTTCGCTTGTAGCTGTAAGATGCCTAGCAAATGAAATAACATCAAATGAGATTTGTTTAATAGAACCTGAACCACGAATATCGTCCAATGACGGTAACTTACCTTCTTCAAAAGACTTAGAGCCACCAGGGGCTTTTCTCAAGTGTGAAACCAAACCAATCCAAACAGGGTGTCGTTTAACTATCCTTAACAGATCATTCATGACCTTATCTTGCGCTTCATTTCCAGTTAAGTTTTCAACGCCTTCTGATACAAGAATTGTTATATGATCAATAAATAGGTATTTACAACCCATTAAAGCCATGTATTCTAATTTATCCACAATACTATTATCATTCATTGACCCTTGATGGTCAAGTACAATCACTCTATCATCGCCAAAGACTTTATCAAAACCTTCTTTCAATTCTAAAATAGGTATCTCATCCTTTGCAGGATTTCTATTCAAGACCATACCTGCTAATTTTCTTGCCGTCTCAGCAGGAGCTTCTTCTAAGCTAATAATACCTAATTTATCTTTTGTTATATCAAGCAAGTGTAATATAATTTCTCTAAGAATAGTACTTTTACCAGAACCTGTACCAGAGATAAACAATGTTATTTCACCAGGTCTCATTCCTTTTAATTTAGAATTTACACCTTCTAAGCAGGCTGGGTACGGAACTGATGGTACGCTATTATAATTCTCTAATGCTTTCCAAAGATCTTCTTTTCCAATAATTCCTGCAGGAACGTGTGATGCAGCATCAAATACACATTGAAGCAATTTATTGCTATCAAATTTAACTAAAACTTCATTAGGATCTTTACAAGGTAATTTTGCTATTTTTACTTTGTCAATTCCAATAATTTTAATTGCTTCTTCTGTTGCTTTTTGTCCTGCTTCATCGTTGTCTAAACAAAGGACTACTTCATTAAAAGTTCTAATCCAGTCTCTATTCTCTAGTAAAGCTTTTGTCATTGTAGCTGAAGACATTGCTACTACTGGATAAATCTTTTTATATTTATCTAGAGATGCTTGTGCAATACTTAATGCATCAATTTCACCTTCAGTAATAATTAATCTCTTACCGCCACCATTAAACTTACTTTGTCCAAATAAATTACTTGACTTATGTATCCAATGAAATTCTTTTGGAAGCTTTCTGACTTTGTATGCCTTGCCCTCATCGTAAGGATAATAGTGAGTATCTATCTCACCATTTTCGCCATAAGAAACTTTTACATCAAAGAATTCTGAAACTTCCTTTGTGATTTTTCTCTCTTTAAAACCACGAACTGGAAGATCTTTTATCTCGTCTAATCCAACTTGCTTTTTAAAGAAATTTGGTGCCGTTGTAGTAGTAATAGTTTCACCCTCCTGTTTACTAAAGAAAGACCTACATGAAAAACAAAAAGAAGTGCCATCCTCATAGATTTGTCTTGCATCATGAGATCCGCATACATTATTTAAGCATGCTTGATTTTTGACAACTACTTTTCCCATTCTTAGTCTCTTTCGCTTAAATGTTTAAATACGGCTGATAGGATTAAGCCAGAGAGAGCAAGACTTAGAAGATCAATAGGCGCATAGATGCCTCTTGAAACTACATCGTAACAATTATATAACATTAATATTACTGTTCCGAAAGCAGTAACACTAGCTAAAATTTCAAATACTTTATTCATCAAATTTTTCTCCTTTAATTATTTGATTTAATCGTGCTTTATGTCGAACAGTAATTGGTTCTTTTACGTTCCAAGATACTTTCTCTATTAAAGTATTATACCAAATTGGACTGGTAGGAGCTTCTACCAAACAAAGTGACCATGTCTCAGAATAAGATAAAGTTCCTTTTGTTTTGTATTCTTCAATACAAATAAATTCAAACTCTTCTCTTGGTCGGTACTTAAACAACTCAGCTAACAATTTCGAAGAAGATAAATACTTCCTCCAATTAGACTCTTTACCTTTATTAAGTTTTCCCATACCATAGTATAATTTCTTACCTAGGTAACATCTTCCTAAAACATTGTCTCGTATTACGTATATAAAGCCTACATGTCCAATACCCATTTGTTCTGGAAATTTCCATTGTCCATTACTTAAAGAATTGTGTACATAGGTTGTTTTTAAAGTAGGTAAAGAGCCTTCAAACTTCATGTGCTTAATTCCTTTACAATTGGCCACTCATCAAAATTGAAATAATCTTCCGTAGTCCGTTGTAAGTGAATCATTTTGGCATTTGAAAGGAGAAAATATTTCCATTCATCGCCATAAGCTATTAAGTATTGTTCTACAACCTGTTCTTGAAACTCAGCTTCGGTTGTACAGGATGCAAGAATTTTACTTGCTTTGACCTCGCCAACTCGTGGCACTCCAGGGATATTATCCGTGGGATCTCCTTTTAATATCTGTTCATAATAATGTCGCATTGCTTCTGCTTCACTAATTTCTAAGATAACTTTTTTATGCATAAGCCAGTGTTTACCTGGTATACATTTTAAATCTTTATCTACTGAACAAATAATATATTCTTGCCCTACACTTCTAGCTTGCTCTGCCCATATTCTCATAAAGTCATCAGCTTCTCTGCCTTCAGACTCTATTGCAAGACCTTCGTGTACTGCAAGTTTTCTTAACACAGGAACAAATTCATTTTGTTTAGTTGGATCTGCGTGACGATTCAATTTATACTCTGGATACATGACATGTCTAAAATTATTTGGACCTTTTACAGCCATTAAATACTCTTCGCAATATACGGTATCCAATAATAATGCTAAATCTTTTTTAAAATTCTCCCAAGACTCTTGAAGATATTCTTGATCTTCTTCCTTTGTGTATTCAAACGCTAATCTTTTACCATCATCGTCTAAACTTACAAAAGACATCCCGTTTTGAATTTTAGCTTTCTTTTCCCAACGAGGTTTACAGGCTTGATAGCATAAGACATCTCCATCTATAATTGCTAATCTCATACTACTCCTTTCAATTTTGCCACCATTCAGGTGGAGATCGTTTAGTCCAATTGGCAAATGAGGCTTTGAATTTGTAGTAGTTTCTATAAGCTAATATAGGATCTTCTTGTTTAAAATCATCAACCATGCACTGAACAAATTGAAGTGGCTCCGCAGAATTATCTACAACACCCTCTAAAGGAACTTTAAGACACATTATAATATCTTCACACTTATGTTCTTTAGAATATCGATATGTATACTCTCTACATATCTCTAATCCATGCTCTACTAACCAATTATAATTTTCTATATTTGATCTTGCCCATTTTGTGCACGGATGATTAACATGTGTAGGTTTATACGGACCACCATTTATTGTTGAAAGCATTTGTGCTGTCTCTAGAGCCATTTTAACAACATGTTTATCGAATAACATTCGTGCTGCTACTTTAGGATCTTTATCTAAGACAAATATATTCATTTACCTATCCTTTATAAACATTGGAGTTCCTTCATCCATTATATTGCTTGCAATAAAATGAACTAAAAAATATTCAGGACTAACTTCCATGTGCTCTTCGTGTAACCATTGAATTAAATTTGTTTCAGTGCTTATTATTTTCAAATCTTCTAAATGTGCAAAGCCTCCTTTTGGATGCATGCCTATTATAAAAGAGATTCCTTCACAATAATACTTCATTAACTTTTCTTCATTAGCTAACTTTTCAGAAACAGATGGATATATTGAATATTCAGATTGAATATCTTCTATAATAGTCCTGAATGAACATTTTACTCTTATTTCGTCAGTTATTCTCATTTGATCCTCAGTGAACGTCATACCATGTATTACCGATCTTTGCATCGCCACTCATAATATTAATTCCAAAGAGTTTCGGACCATCTGCAAAGGCTTGTTTTCCTATCTCAGCTGCTTTTTCTGCGAATTGTTCTGGTACTTGAAAGTCTATTTCGTCATGATAAAATATGCAAGGCATATATGGAATATTCTCTGCTTCAAGTCTTTCCATTGTTAACATCAATGCAGAACTACAAGTAATCTTTTCTGCTGATTGTAACAAGTAAACTAGTAATTTATGAAAAGAGTCTACATAAATTCTATTACCTGCTGCTGATGGAATGTATCCATTTCCATATTGAGAAGTTTTTCCGTATACACTTTCTAACTTAGTCAAAAGATCTTTAAATCCTGGTACTGCTTTAAGAAAACCGCTTTTAAGCTTTTTACCATTCTTTTCATCCATATTACCAAAGATATAACTCCACAACTTAGTACCTGAAGCTCCAAATAAGAAGGC